ACATCTAGTAAACTTTAAATTTATTCACAAAGAGCATTTAACATTTTAATTAGTTTATCTTCACCCAATCTTTCAACTGCTAAATTAACTACTTTATCTAATTCTGATTGTTTTTGTATCCCTTTTGATAGTTTAGCATAAATTGTTGCTTGTGTTGTTGGAGCATGTCCCATATTTTTTGCTAATGTTTTTCTTTCTTGTCCTGTAATTCCTTGATCATATCTGTAACTAACATAAATATTTCTTAGCATACTGCAACTAACACTCAAATATTTCTTTAATATATTGCCGAAATGGTTAATTTTCATTTGGCGACTATTTTGTGTTTGAAATAAAAAAATCTCATTACCTGCATAAGATTTAATTAATTTCATTAATGAGTCAGATAAATTAAATTTTCGAATTCCATTTTTTGAAGTCTTTCCTTTTCTTAATATCCATTCATTAGTGGACAAAATCAAGTAATTATTTTCATCATCATCATCTGATGAGGTTTTGATAATTTTAGTACTACAATAATCTTCGTTTCTTAAGGGTGGTATTTCTAATAGGATCGATAAAAATAAGTATATTTGTCGTTCAATATGATTTGTTGGTGGATTCATGTCGTATTCTTTTTTCTTTGTTACCATATCATTCCACGATGGTAATGATTCAATAACTGTATTATCAATATCGCGAAAAGTATTATAATCATTATATTCTTTATCAATTTTAGGCTGTAATAATTTAAGCTTTTCTAGTAGGTCATTATATTTCTGATTATAATCTAAAATTTTAATGATCCCATTTAATCTACTACGTTTTGACTTGATACAACTATCATTTATAATTTTCAATACATTATCATAGTTAAAGTCTGTTTTTTGATCACATAACCATTTGTATGACCGAATGTATGTTTTTACACTTGATTCGCGGCAATTATGATATTGTGCAATTTTGCAAAAATCCATATTATACATTACAATGTTGTCTAACCTTTAAGTGTATTTTTACATTTTTTTCATATTTACACTAATTTATGTAACTGTTCTAATGCTTGCTTACTCATGTGTGGTACATGAATTCCAGAACCACTGAAACTATTTAATTGGTCTAAAGTAACATCACCACTCATTATTTCAGTTAATACACTAACAAATTCATCAAGATCTATTTTTTCATCTTTTATTTTTTTCATTAATTGATTGTATTGTAATAATGACATATTACGTAAAAGTAAGCGAAGTGCAACATGGCGACCACATGTATTTATATCTCTAATTTGTGTCTGATGTCTTTCTGGTTTTTGTAAAAGTGTATAGCCTGATTCTTTAATTATTTTACCCAATATATTATCAGACATACCATTAGAATCTTGAATTTGTTCAGGAATTTTAATATTATCTGGTAATCCCTCCATTGTATTACCATATGGATCGTAAAATTCAATAACATTGCCTTTTTTTATTAAACTTACCCAATGCCCTTCATTCGGGCTCCAATTATACAATACAATGCCTCGACCCAATCGATCAAATAATTGGTCAGCATGCGATAATTTATTTATATCTGAGTATTTAGTAATTTGTATTTGCTCATTCAGTAAATCTTGTAAATCTTCATTACTTAATGCATCTTTCTTTATTTCATTCAATACTAAATCGATGGAATTATTCATAATAAATTAATACAAGAAAATAAAAATAAAAGCAATTTACAATTAAAATAAATATATTTGTAAATTATTTTGTTAAAAGCAATTTATTAAATATTTTTTTATTTAGTAAATTATATATATAAATATAATGGATTATGATTCAAATACTAAATCTTATTACTCATCGTACCCAATTATAATGCAAGCATCTATTACATCAGTAAATCAAGTAACAACTGCTTTACAAGCTACAACTTTTCATAGTTTAGCAAATTATACCGAAGGATTGTCACAAACAATATCAAATACAACTCCTACCATGCTTTATAGTTCTCAATCAAATGCAAGTCATTTAACGCTTAAATTACCAAGTTTGCCATCAATTGAAAATATTAGAACTGATATTGAATATTGTCTTTATGTTTCAACATCTGGAATATTTAATTTAAGATTAGTATTTTTAGATAGTTCTTTAGCTAGTGTTGCATCAACTGGTACAATGGTATATGATCCAGACAATCAATTAAATCAGCCATCAATTGCCTCATTAAATGGTATTAAAATTAAAGCGGATCTATTAAATCTTCCAAAAACTGCTCAATATGTTCTTGCAGAAATAACAATGAGTTCTGGATCATCTGCAACTTTTAAATATGACTACGCTAAAGCAATTTCATATCATACTGTCGATTTAGAAACAGATTTTACGTTTAAATCAATAGCTAGTACCTATTTAGATTTACAATTTTATAATAATAAAGGAGATGGTGGTGGTGATATCAGTAATTTGACAGCTAAAGTAAATAAAAATGAAGCAGATATTGTTGACTTAGACACATCAGTTTCTAATTTAACTACGAAAACAAATACAAATGAATCAGATATTGATGATTTAGATACATCAGTTTCTAATTTAACTACGAAAACAAATACAAATGAAACAGATATTACAGCTTTACAAAATGGAAAATTAGACAAAAAAGGTGGAAATTTGACGGGTGATTTAACTACTGATAGCAAAATCGAAATTAATGGATTAAATGGAACAAGTGGATTCGTTCATAAAAGCGAAACTGTTGAATTACAAACATATATAAATGCAAGTTATGGCGCATATATTTTAACAGCAAGTAATGACGATATATTAATTACAACCAATAATAGATCATATGACCAAACAAATGCTATATTCAAAAAAGATAAGACAACCTCATTTAGTGGAAATAAAATCACAGACGTGGCACTTTGTACAAGCGATACTGATTGTGCAAACAAAAAATATGTTGATGATGCCGTAAGTGGCGGATCTTCTGGTGGATCTTATTTGCCATTATCTGGTGGAACTGTCACTGGAAATGTATCTGTAGATGGTGTTCTTGTTGCTGGTGGTGACTATTTTCGAGTAGGTACTAGTAGCTTGGGTATGACAATTAAGGATGAATTTAAAGGAGGTGGAAGTAATGCTATAAGCTTTAAATCAAATCGACCGAGCACTGGCTTTTATTTTGGCGAAACTCAAATTGTAACGTTAAATACATCAGAATCTGTTTTTTCAAGCAAATTAAAAGTCGAAGATGAAATAGATGCAGATAATAATAAAATCGTTAATGTTGCAACACCAACCGAATCGACAGATGCATGTAATAAGGCATATTGTGACAATGTTGTTTCATCATCTGTATATAATATCGTATGGGCAATGGTTACAAATTCAATTAATGTTGAAACAGAATCGGGCTCAACTGTATGGAATAATATAGTTAGTGGTATTGATGGTGCATTAAATCAACCAATGATCAGTTTAGGGTCATCTATTCAAGCGGCATCAATTGGTATTGCTATATCATCAAAAACATCAACTCCTTGTACTTTTAAACTTCAACTATCTAAAACAAATCTTACAGCTGACATGGTAGACGTGACGGATTGGATCACTGTACCTGAAGCTGAAGTTGGACTATTTGTAAGACATAAATTTATAACTAATAATTTTTTTGATGGTGCTCAATTTATGGGTATTATTCTCGATGACGATAGTGGTGATGGAATATTAACCGAACTTGTAGTATATGGTTTATAAATGTTTAAAGAAAATATTTATACTATTTATATATAGAATGAAAAGATTTACTCCATCAAATAATCAATTAAAAACAGCAGTTGATGAATGGTTTAGTGATAGAAAAAAAGCAGAAGAAAAGTATGGACATATTTCAACTTGGAATACACAAAAGGTCACAAGTATGGCTTTCCTTTTTGAAGATTGTATATTCGAGGATGGTGATGATATAACACGATGGAATACATCAAATGTTACTAATATGGTTTGTATGTTTTTTAATTCTCTATATTTTAATCAACCATTAAATAACTGGAATGTTTCGAACGTTATAGATATGAATAGTATGTTTAAATATTGTAGTCATTTTAACCAACCGTTAAATAAATGGAATATAAAAAATGTTACAAATTTATGTTGCATGTTTTCTGGATGTATAAAGTTTAATCAACCATTAAATAATTGGGACACTAGCAATGTTTTTAATATGTATAGTATGTTTCAAGAATGTGTATGTTTTAATCAATCACTGAATAATTGGGACACTTCTAAAGTTGTATTAATGCATTATATGTTTGACGATTGTGAAAGATTTAATAAACCATTAAACAATTGGGATACATCAAATGTGATTCGTATGGAGAATATGTTTGATGGATGTTATAAATTTAATCAATCATTAAATAATTGGAATATATCACATGTTTCGAATATGAATTGTATGTTTTATGATTGTAATAAATTTAATCAACCATTAAATAAATGGAATATATTAGATCTTTGTTCTACAGATAAAATGTTTTATAATTGCACACGTTTTAATAAACCATTAAATAATTGGAAAACAACGAATATTAAAACAATGTCGGACATGTTTTGTAATTGTATAAATTTTAATCAATCATTGAATAAATGGGATATTTCGAATGTAATTAATATTTCAGGTATGTTCAAAGGATGTAAACGTTTTAATCAATCATTAAATGAATGGAATACTTCCAAAGTGCAATATATGGTCAGTGTATTCGAAGATTGTATTGGTTTGAATAATCATGATAAGCATAACATAAGAAATTGGAATATTTCTAATGTAACAAATGCCGAAAATATATTCAATAGGTCAGTGATACCAAAACGATTTAGTTTAATAGAATGGACATTTAAGCTACCAAATAATAATAAAGTAAAGTAATTTTATTTTTAACAAATTAATTTACTAAATACATCAATATTTAGTAAATTGCTTTTAACAAAATAATTTATTCATCCCATCCATTACTATTTAGTAAATATGCATTTCTTTCAGATATTACATAATTTGGGAAATTCTTGTGAATCAAGCACCATCGACTTTGTAATCTTTTTAAATGTTTAATTTGTGTTTTATCCATTCCTACGTATTTATTTAATAGATAGTATAAAGGATGATATGCTGTTGCGTGTGGGTAAATAATATATTTCGTTGCTTCATTTAAAATTAATCTTGTTTGTGAATAATTAGAAAGATAATGTGAGATATAAATCATGCTTGTGTTTGTGTGTCTTCCTGTAATTGCTATATCATCGGAAACAGTAATAATTCCTTTTAATGTTTTTTTTTCAACAGCATCAAAATCATCGAATATAACTAATGAATCTTTAAAAGCATCAATAGGTGGTGTTTGAACATGCCAATTTGAAAAATCCAATCGACTCATGCCTTCAAGTTGATCTAATGTATCATCTTTCTCTAATTTCGATATCAAATAAATTGGTCTTGTTGGAAATGCTCGTCTATATTGTTGTGCTATTCGTAACGCCATATATGATTTCCCACATCCTGAGGCTCCAACAATATAATAAACATCTCGTTTTTTAAAGTCAGGTAGTGGAATAAATAGCATATCACTTGGTATTGAAATATTATTTTTTCCTGTCTTATCTTCTTTTGTAATTAAGAATTTGTCGAATAAACTTTTATTATCATCATTGCCTTTAATGATAGCAAGCGGATGATGTTTTTTAATCTTACTTAATGGTACTATATCAAAGCTAACATTCATAATATTCTATATATATAAATATAAGATTTTAAGTTATTGTAAAACTAATATTAATTTATGAAGCCTTTGATTAAAAAGCTTAATAAGTTTTAACGTTTTAGTAACAAATTTAATACGGTATCTAATTGATTTTTTTTATATTATATTAAAAGATTTTAGCTTTTTGTAAATCTTTTATTTCATACCCATGAGATTTTTATATTTAGGCGATGGATCATGTTGTCTCGTCATACCACCAGTTACATGATAATTGCCACCAGTTACATGATTACCTTCATGTGCACCAAATCCTAGTGCTCCCGCTATGCCTGCAGCTGCTTGTCCTTTTGGTCCGATACTTGATACACCCTGTTTGATCACATTACGCACATCTGAATTACCTAAGAGATCTTTTCCGACGTTATATACGGATTGGCCTATGTTTTTGAGCGTATCCCAAAAGGAGCCACCTACCATAACTTGATCTAATTGACCTGAAAGTGCTCCAGCGATGTCTGGTGGACTAAATCCATCAGATACTATTTGACAATTTGTTAGTGATTGTACCAGAAATCCCTCAAAAATACAGGTGGCTTCGACGGTGTATTTTGCGACATCATTCGACCCGTTATTATAAAAGCTGACATCAAACGAAAATTGTGTTGCAAGTATACTACCTGGAGCGAGACCTATCTCTAATGGGAAATCTACACCAGGTCTGAGCAATACACCGCACGCATATAAGGGTACACAGTTTGTATTGTATTTACTTTGTGTGGGAATTGATGATGCATTACTCGGTGATTCCACTCCCAAACCTGTGAAAATATTCCAATTAATATCTAAACCATTGTTTCTTGAAGAATTAAATAAATCATGTTGAGAACGATTTGCCATAAGACTTGTTGCACTACTAAATGTCATATCAAGACCAGTAATTGGCATATAAGAACCATCTGGTCTGCGGACATTTATATATATATAATGTGGTACTCTATCTAGATTCATATTAGCACTTGGTGCATTGGATACTACTTCTCCAGCCGCTACTGCTGTAGAAAAATGGTTTTTTCTTGTATTAAATGCATACATATTGTTAAATACAATCCGAGGTAAATCTTCTGTCAACATTGGTTTCATAAAATCTAGATTTAATACACATTTTGTAAATGCTAATACTGATATACTATTTACAGTGTTTGCACCATTAGGATTGTTAAAGATAAATGGAGTTAAAGGTCCACTTTTAAATTTTAATTCCAGTTCAAGACTATCCATATTGAATAATGGATTATTTGAATCGTCATCATTATAAATAAATGGAGATGAGAAAATAGGTTCTTGTGTATTCATTTTTAAATAAACTGTGACAACATCAGCAGCAGTGCGACCATCCACAACAGGTATACCATTAACATACTTAATTACATTACCAGCTGGTCCATATTGACCATTTCCCTTTAATAGTGTACCATCTTCAAGACAATAAGCTATAGGAAATGCCCCGTTTGGCATTTCACCACCAAATAATGCCTGTTCCATATTACCGTATTGTCCAGCTGACGTTTCAATTCCTTGTTCTAGATTCAAAAATAAACGTCTTTGACTCGGGGCGACGGCTTGCTGTCTGAATTTACGAGAAGAACTCAATAGTTGAACCAAATCGAAATGGTCTTCAATTTTTGTTGTAATTTGCTGACTATTATATACAATGCCATATGATTGGAGCATAGAAGAAACAGGGAAAGCATTGGGCGCAATTCTTTTTAAATCTATAATCGGTTTGGTAACCGTAGTTATTGCACCAAGTGTTACATTTACAGCAATAACAGTATCTGTATCAAGATATGCTTTTCTATCACATAACATATTTTTAGATGGTGGAGTAACATTAATCTTCATACTCCCAGTATTTAATGATTCAGCAGCTGATGCCTTTCTAGTTCTACTCTGTGTACTAAGATTTATAGCGGTCATACCTTTTATGTTAGGAACAACACTTCGATCTACTGTTTTGACTTTAACAATATTATTCATGTATATATATAATATTAAAAATATTTTTTTTATTTTTATATATTTTCTTAAATTATTTTGTAAAAGCAATTGAAGAAAAGATTAAAATCTTTTCTTAAATTATTTTGTAAAAGCAATTTAATAAATATTTTTTTTATTTAGTAAATTATAATGAGTCAAAACGATTATATATTTTATAGTCTTAAGTTAATTAATAATAAAGTTGTTCAATCTACTGTAACAAATGATCCACCTTCGAATTTTTATGAAGTCACGAATGGTAAAATAATTAATGATACTAGTCAGTGGAAAGTATGTGTTGCTAAATGCGATTTTCGTGGTGCATATGATATTCCTGTATTTATTCCGAGAATAAAACAAGAATCATTAAATGAAACAGTTTATAATATTACTATATCATTAAATGTCGAATGTGAAATTTTAGGAAATACCGAATCAACATCTTTAGTTTCATCAGCACCATTATTATATATACCATTTGATCAATCTATAACATCGTTAAAAAATAATACAAAACAACAAGATGATCCATATTACTATGTTTACGATTTTGGTCATTTAGCATTAATGGTAAATAATACTTTTGAAACAATACAAGAAAATTTAAATCAGCAATTCAAAACATGGTACGCTCAATATGATAATTCTACAACTGTCAACCTAGCAACAAAAAAATCGGTTTGTGAATATAGCAATGACGGTTTTAATATATACTTTGATAAAAATGGATGGAGCTCAAATTCAACTTCAACGTTACCACGAAAAGAGCAATATAGTTTATATTTTGATACTAATTTATGGGGAATTCTGAATAATTATCCACATATTCTCAAAAAAGATCAACAATATAAACTAGGTATTGATTATCAATTTAATTACGTTGAAATTCTTGTCAATGATCCATATGATAATGATAAAGATTATATTAAATTGACACAATATCAAAGTTCAATAGATTACATTATGCCATGTTCTGCGATTCAATTTACGAGCAATAATTTAGTAGTATACCCTCAAGTTGAAGGAGGGGTCTTGAGAATAGAAGATAATAATGTATTATTGGAAGAACCAAATGCAAATTCTGCAATTGATTATGTTGATGTGTTGACTGAGATTTCAGTGTTTGGTAAAATTGATGGATCTTTAGTGTATGATCCCACAAATTATAGATTCTTGTGTATGAGAGATGGTTCCATTTCTGATATTGAGATATCTATATGGTGGAAAAATAAACTAACGGGTACACGATTACCATTAAAGATGCAAAACAATGCTCAAATTTCCATACTGCTTCTATTTCAACGTAAATATATTTAAATATCTTCGTCATTATCTTCATTAATACTAATGCTTTTTAATTCTCTTAATTCTCTTAACTCTGCTTGCAATTTTAAAATATGCGGTGATATTTCATTTATTATATCATGCGTTGCCTTTCTTAAATCCTGATGTAATTCATTTTTAATTTCATTGTTTAAATCAACTTGTAAGCTCGAAGTACAATTTGAAGATTCCGATGTGCATGAACTTTTTTTTAACTTTTTTTTAATTAAATAACCGAGTATACTTGCTAATGATATAGCTAATGCTGTTATACTAATAGGTTCCATAATATAATATACAGAAAATATTTTTATTATTCAATTATTTTATTTTGAAAAAAGCAATTTACAAAATAAAATAAATATATTTGTAAATTATATATAAAATGGATGAATATTATCGGTTATATGAACTGGAAAGAATTAATACATTAAACAATGATATAGCAAATCAACAATTTCTTTATAATTCACAAAATATATACAAGGCACTTAATCCACCAATACCGTATGATTTTGAAAATCAGTTAAAACCCTTAGGTATATATACTCAACCGTCATGGATGAACCCAAATGATCAAATGACTGGTATGGGATCACGAGATGACTTCAATTATGCGAAAAGTATTACGACCAAATATTTAAAAAATATGGCAGATCATGAAATGGAGAGAGCAGAACTTAATGATCCATCTATCGCACTTCAAGCAAATGTTGGTCCTGTATCATTTCCAACTGAATTTATTCAATATAATCTATTATATGATCAAATTCAATTATTGACTTCAACATGGTTGTCAGCAACTGAAGCATATAAAGATTTACCTGATAATCTGATTACTAAAATTCAAAGTACGATTTTAAATAATGCATTTCTATTTTCAGATAGTCAACTTTCTAATCTGAATAATGTTTTAACTCCCGTTATACAAAATATTGAAAATAATAGAAACTCCCTAGGTAATGTTCGGTCTAGTGGCATTAAGCTTTGGGTGTCGTATGCTTCAGAAATTAGATCTATGTATATGGTATTATACTTTTTAAGTCTTTCTATAAATTTTGAACAAACTAGAAGGTTAAATTTAATTACTGAAGTTATTAAAGTCGGACAAAATGCGTCAATCAATGAATCTATATATGAACCATATGAATATTTACTAAATAATCGAGAATTTATGAACGAGCAACAGATTATAGCTTTAAATCAATCATCAAGTGGACCAGCAAGCGGACCTGCTGCAAGTGGACCATCTAGTGGACCATCAGGCGGACCAGGACCATCGGGTGGACCAGGACCATCGGGCGCACCAGCACCAGCACCAGCACCAGCACCAGCACCTGCACCAGCACCAGCACCTGCACCAGCACCAGCACCAGCA